TAGGGAGCGTGTAGGAGAAGTTACAAGAGAATTACAGATTATGACAAAGGATTTTAACTGCACGATATTTCTTCTCGCCCAAATTAACAGGGAAGGAACAGAGGCACCTACTTTAACAAATCTGAAAGATAGCGGTGAGCTAGAGCAGTCTGGACATGCAATACTCTTTCTTCATAATCCTTCAAACGACATCAACGATCAGACACCAGAGTATGATTTGATAGTTGCTAAAAACCGTAGTGGCAGGCTTGGAAAATTAAAAATCATGTTCTATAAAGCGATTCAGAGATTTGAGGTGATGTAGATGTGGAAAGTTTATGAAATGATAAAATCAGGGGATTTTGATATCGAACTAATAAAAAAGATTCCGCCACAAGAGATAAAAGAGGCATTGATTGAATTTGCATTAAGCAAAGATAAGTAATCTGTACGTGTAGCGGCGTTATAGCAAGGCGAAAGGTGTTGCCCCTTATCGGTCTCACTTCCGCCTGTTACACGCCATGGAACAGCCATATGAGGCGCTGATAACGAATCAGAAGGGAGTGAGGGATATGCGGATAGCTAAAAGAGCAGAATTGCTAAAGAGATGGGAGCAAGAGCATAAATCGTTCCGAAATGAATTGGCAGAACGGATAGGTATTACTCCGGTAAGCATCAATAATTATTTGAAAATATACACAGGGACGATCAAGCAGAAGGAGTTCTGGAAGGTTGCAGGTGAAATGATGGGAGTAGATTTTGAAGCTGAAACTGAAAAACCAAGAAAATATGAGAAGGTTGTATTACCACCTTACATTGCAACAACGTTGAAATCAAAAGGCAGGACTGTGATTGAACGCAAGTACATATCACGATATGGGAAAAAGAGAATTACGAACTATTTAACTAAACAAGGGTTAAAGTGCAGATTTGTCTTAGCCGGAACTGAAGAAGATCCAACTGATATTTTGGAGATTGCAGCAGATAACAAATGAGGAAGGAGAGAGTTAATCACGGACAATACAAAAATTGTGAAAGCGATGGAACGCATTGAAGCGTTATACCATGATACCGGCGGTAAGTGCTATGTATCGTTTAGCGGTGGCAAAGACAGTACAGTCATACTCGCTCTCATAAAAATGTGCGAGCAGATTTATACACTACCACCAGATTCCATGCCTGCGGTATTTTGTAACACAGGGATAGAGCTGGGAGCTACGGTTAATTTTGTACGATGGGTAAAGGATAACTATTACTCCAACGTGCAGATTATCAGACCAGACCCTAAAAAGCCATTTGACTGGATAATCAAAAACTGTGGGAAACCAATAAAGTCAAAAATGAAGAGCGAAATGCTGCACCGTTGGCATGCCACAAAAAACGAAAAATCGCTCAAATGCCTTGTTGATGCAGATAACAAACTAAACAAAACAAAAATAGCGAACAAAGACCTGCACCTAATACATCCTGATTTTGATATCACCGTCAGTCAAAAATGTTGCATGTACCTAAAAAAGAAACCATTCGAGAAATACAACAAAGATACCGGCATTAAAGGATTTATAACCGGATTACGATCTGGTGAGGGGGGGGGGCAAGACAGTTACAGGCAGATGGAAGAATCAAAAATGGCGGCAGCTTATGCACGACGATGAGAGGCAAATTAATAAACAAGCTACCAATCATCGACTGGACAGATAAAGACATTGAGGACTTTATCAACGAGTATAACGTGCCTTTATCCAAAGCGTATACTGAGCAAGGCTACGAGCGTACAGGATGCTTCCTGTGTCCTTATTCTTTGCACCTTGGGGATAACTTAATCAAATTGCATAAGTATGAGCCATTGCGCTACAAAGCTGCCATGCATTGGTTAAAGGATGTGTATATAGCGCAAGGTGTAATCCTGCCGTTTGATGCTGAATACGAAACGGAAAGAGTGAAAAAATGGAATGAAGTTTACTCGCAAATGCGGTATGAAATGCTTTTGAAATACAGACCGCTATCAGCAAAAAAATATGAAAATGAGCAGCAATGTTTATTTTAAATAAAAATGGTGTCCTCCATCCATATGTTGAGCAAGACAACGACCCTATTTCATGCAGTGGAAAGTTGATAAAAGGCAAACGCTCAACCAGGTGCGTGCGGGAAAGGAGGGCAGTTTGACGCATGGATGGAGGGCATCATTACAAAAAGAGAGGAAACTATGAAAGCATATTGCATGAACGGCAGTGTAATTGATGTTGTAAAAGCCGATAAGTATGTAAAACAAGTAGATGAGAATGCTGCTTATATGGCTGATGTAGGAACATATATGCTTATGTTGATACCGTCCGATAAAACTGAAATCGAGTCAGGGCATGAATATATGACTTACAAAATAAACGATGAAATGTATGAATCGTGTTTGACAAGTAAGCACGATGAGCTTGTAAAATTTTACGGTGGCCAAACATTTCGTAAAAATAGAGCACTACATGAGCAATTAAGTTTATTTTAGAAAGCAGGTGAAATTTTGAAACAAGAAAGCTTATTTGGAAGAGCTGTTGATCTTTCAACAATGAAATATGAAAAAAGAGGAAAAAAGACTATAAAGCAAGCATTCCGTGAAGTGGCTGGATATAACGATAAACATACATGCGCTGACTGTAAGCATCATCATGCGTATAAACATTGTGGAAGTCGTAAAAGGATTTATCATAAATGTGAAAAAATTGGAAATAGCAGCTGTGAATCCACAGATATCCGGTTGAGTGATAGAGCGTGTAAATTTTATGAGTCAGAAGGAAGCGAGAAGAATGGAACGAAGTGAATTAAGGATTGGACAAACCGTGTATATCGAACCGACAGGGAATTCCGCTAGAAACGGCAAAGAAATTATCGAAACCAAAATATCGAAAATCGGAACGAAATACATTGAGACAGAACATTTTGGAAAAAGAACCAAATTTAATATCAGTGATGGCAAGGAAAAAGATACAGGATATGGTTACGGATATGACTATATCTTGTACCTTACCAAAAAAGAAATTGAAGATAAAAATGAAAGAGAGGAATTACTTGGGGATTTACGTTATGACTGGTATCGCCTGAATTTAACCCTTGACCAATTAAGGAGAATAAAGGCGATTATAGATGAGGGGAAGGCTGAACAATGAAACCTATATTGTTTAACACTGAGATGGTGCAGGCCATTTTACAGGGCAGAAAGACAGTAACAAGGCGTATAATCAAAGGATTGCCGCAAGATGCTAAGCGTATTGGATGGTTAACTGATAGTGGCAATGATGAGTCATATGGTGTGGCAATTTTTGAAATAAATGACAACAGAAAAGATTTTAAAGTACCATGTCTTGTCGGAGATATTTTGTACGTACGTGAAACGTGGCAAAAGTCACCGGCAGGGACATATCTTTACAAGACCGATAACAACGGTAATCTTTCTAATGGGCATGTCTATAAATGGAGACCATCTATCCACATGCCCAAAGAAGCCGCACGATCATTTTTGCGAATTACTGATGTACGAATAGAAAGATTACAAAGCATAAGTGGTGATGACTGTTTTCGTGAAGGAGCATTGACATTAAAAACATATCATAATTTTGATGGAGATATGATGCAATCTTGTGTTCCGTATGATTTTTTTGCGGACACGTGGAATTCGACACTGAAAAAAAATGAGCTAGAACAGTATGGATGGGATGCCAACCCTTATGTGTGGGTCTATAAATTTGAGGTTATCAGCAAAGAGGAAGCAATGAAGGAGAGTGAAGAAGAATGAACAGAGTGGTATTAGTTGGCAGGCTTACAAAAGACCCAGTGCTGCGTAAGACTGCAAACGGTGCCAGCGTCACAAGTTTTACATTGGCCTGCACCCGCCGTTTCAAGCAGGAGGGACAGCCGGATGCTGATTTCATCAATACGGTTGCCTGGAATAAAACAGCGGATATCGTGCAGCAGTATACACATAAAGGCTCACTGGTCGGCGTGGAAGGAAGAATCCAGACACGCAGCTATGATGATCAAAGCGGTAAACGCGTTTATGTAACAGAAGTTGTCGCAGACAGTGTACAGTTTCTGGAAAGCAAAAGCGCTGCCGCAAGCAATGCGAATGCCTATGTACCGGAACAGGGAAGCAATCATGGCTACCAGAGTGACAACGACCAGTCCTATTCCAATGACTTTACAAGCAGCAGTACACTGGATATTGCAAGTGATGATCTACCATTTTAAGGAGGGTGTAAGATGCAGCTATTGATAAAAGATTTAAACATCAGTGGTACTATCAACAATCAGTGGATTATGGATAATTGCTATATAGCAGGCGGGGCGTGTGTGAGTAATGCCACACGCCAGCCTATCCATGATGTGGATATCTATTTTAAGACAAAAGATGCAAGAGACTTGTTTATCGAGCAGGTCGGTGATGATAAATACATCACTAAAACATCAAATGAGTGGCAGGCTTTACTCATGTACGACAGCCTACTCACTGGTAAAGTTATTGAGGTTGGGAACGATAAATGTTTTGATGAGCTTAAGATTAAAATTTCATCAGACAAAAGAAAAGATAACGTTATCTACCTCATTGAAGCTGACGTTAGTTTGATAGAAGTACCGGAACCATTATTTCGAAAACAAAAATGGATGTTTGACAACGGATATGATTATGTATTGCTGGAGAGAAACCATTTTGAAGTTGATGAAAATGGCTTTATGGGAAACAAAAGCATCACATTAAAGCGCAACGATATGGTTTATCAGTTTATTTTAAGATTCTACGGTGATCCGCAGGAAATGATGGATAAGACATTTGATTTCCAACACTGCAAGATTGCTTATGATTTGGCAGCAAGAGAGTATATAACCACGCAGGAAACGTGGGAAGCTCTGTCAAAGCGAGAGCTGCATTATGTTAACTCATTTTATCCAGTGTCATCACTTAAAAGGCTTTATAAGTATGGCGGCCGAGGATTTAGCTGGAACAATGATGAGTTTGTAAAGATTATCCGAGATATTCATAAGGCGGACACAGACAATAAATTTGTAATGGAAGACCAGCTTATCGGATATTATGAGGATTTCGATTATAACGATGTATTCAGTGATTAGGAGGAAAAATAGAATGAATAAATACCAAGAAGCATTAAATATATTTTGTGAACAAAACACGTTCAAAGATATTTCAAAAGATGTTTTAAATGAAAACTATAAATTACTGCAAGAATTGGTTGATAATCCGCCTTTAAAATTTGAAGATTTGCATGAAGGTATGTGGATTTGGGATGATAAAAATAAAATCTATAATTTGATTTATGAAAAGAGAATAAATTGTGCAAAAGAAAAAGAAATCGAATTTCAATGGGAAATGCCAGATAGAGAATGTCAAAACTTTATGACGGATGTATATGAAGAAAATCGTTTTTACCGCAGGGAGGTGCAGCAATGACGCGCAAGGAGATTACTATACTGTTAGGCGATATCCTTTATCAGCAAAGGTTTACCGGTGTCGGCAAATACTATGCCAGTGAGGTTACTACAGATTACGGTACAAAGGATATGTGTAGAGTAGACTATATGCAATTTGTGCCGCCTAATCAAATGAGTATAAGCGGTTTAGAAAAAGGAATCTTTATCTGCTATGAGATAAAAAGCTGCCTGAGTGATTTTAAAAGCGGACATGGCCAGAACTACATAGGAGAAGAAAACTATCTGGTGATGCCGATGGAATTATACAAGAAAGTCATTCATGACATACCGCATGATATCGGAGTGCTAGTTCCAGTACCGTCTACGTTAGGAAGAAAAAATAGTGATTGCTGGCAAGAGTTTGATAATCCGACTGAATTTAAAGGCAACAGTAACGATTGGAGACTGCATAAAATCAGAGACGCATATCCAAAACACCGCAAAAAATCTATGACAGAATTATTGTTTTGTATGCTAAGAAGCGGAAGGTGATGTAACAAATGAAAAAATACAATAGCATAGACGGCCGTATACATACAAACAGCCGGTTGTGGTTTGCTTTCCGGATGGCAGTGAGGAGTTAGTATATGAAGGGGTATTACAACGGAATAAATACAAGAGATGCTGAGGAGGGTGACTCTGAGAACATAAGAGTTCGATGCACAGATGAAAATGTAGTTATTCATATTGGATACTACGAATCTATTTTAAATGCCAGAGAAGTAAATGAGCTTATTAAGATACTGAAGGAAGCAAAGAAACACAGAGTATCAAAAAGATCGGAGTGGTAATTTGTCTGAAAAGTATAATGGGTATGAAAAAGAGTTAAATATTGACGCGTCAACAAGCGTTAAACCTTATGTGTCAGCAGTTTATGGAATTGAAAAGAAACTGGATGATTTACTATCATTTAAGGTTGGCACGGTCTGTAAAGATCAACTTATGGATTACGTGGAGCAGGCTATATATTACGCTCTTCTGGCAGGTATGCAGCAACAGAAAGAGATTAACACAGGAATCATGATGGATATGCAAAGGCAACTTGATATCTTAATTAAAAGGGATGGACAAGCTGCGAAAGAAAGGAAAGAGAAGGTAGGATGTTGATTAGAATAACAAATGAGTTAACCGATATATCGGAGAACTTGCGGCCGATTAAAGGAAGGGTGTATGAAGTTGTCGACACAATAGCAGGGAAGTATAGGCCGAATGACAATTACCGGCATGTGATTGAGGTAAAAAGGCAGCAGATATCCATTGCTCCGGATGAGTATAAGGTGGTGAGAATATGATTAAATTACCTGAAATTAAATTCCCTCCGGAGAATGTCATGGCATATAACACATGGCTCAGAATGGTTTGTAATCCAAACAATTTTAGTTTCTGGTATGAGAGAGTTAAGGATTGCGGATTAAAAATACCGGCAAGTGCTTATTATCAGTTTACATATGATGATGTAAGAAAATATATTGGATATATCTATGGCGAAGACAAAGATATGAATGCAAAGAGAAAAGAATTTTGCCGAAAAATATTGATTCCATTGCTTGATGATTTCCTTCATATTAAAAACAGAAAGAGTGATGAAATCTTTATTAAAAATGCTGTGTTTTCAAATAAATTTACATTTTCCGACTGCCATATTATTGATTTTGTGCCTTTGAAGGATGTGGTAAAGAAATTAGAGAATATAAATTATACAGGACTTCTTGTTGGAGCAGAAGGATTTAATGAAATTGTGTTGAGAGAGTATATTCATCCGAAATTAAACTTTGGAGAAATATATAATGGCATGGCTCTTCGTCCGGAGTTTAGAGTATTCTATGATTTTGATAAGCAGAAGTTGTTGTATACGGTGAATTACTGGAATTATCAATACTGTGAAGAACATTTAAACGTAGAGGATAAGGCTGTATTTTCAAATGCTGAAGCACAGTTAAATAAATACTTTAAACAGTATGTAGACGAAGTTGAAAAATTGGTTATTGAGCATATGCCTCGTGCATGGCTTGAAGGTAAATGGAGTATCGACATTATGATGAATGATGAAAATGATTTCTACCTTATTGACATGGCTCTGGCAAAAAACTCAGCGTATTGGGATCCAGAACATGAAGGTAAAAGTAATGAGTAGGAACACAATGTCACGCAAGGCGGTGATTCATAAACTGCTTGAGATAAAGCAAAGTTTAGGCCTTCCACTGAGCAAACAAAAGGCGATTGACAAGCTGATAACTGATGTTAATTACAGGATTGCGGATGATTGCCTTAAAAAAGAATTTCCGCTTGCCACATTTATCAATCATGGTGGTGCACCACATGAAATTAAAAATGAAATGGTTGAAATGTATGTATGCCCTGCATGTGGCAACACAATCCGTGCGGTGGTATTTAATGGTTTATTACAGAGACCATTTCCAAAATACTGTTCTGAGTGCGGAAAGGCATTAAAAGCTCCATCGTAGGAGTAATAAAAAAAGGACTGCCCCTCGCAAAAGCAGTCAAGAAACAATGGATAACCTATTGCTAATTATAGCATAGGAGGAAAACAAATGGTAGAGATAACGACAGAAGAAATTGGCTACATGAAAAAAATCTTAGAGTGCTATTACTTTGCACAGGATCAGCAGCAAAAAGAATTAAGACATGCCCTTGAACTGCAAATTCTTCTTGAACAAGAATGCAAAGTATCCGGTATGCCTTATGATAGCTATGGGAACGGGTGCTCGGTGAGCTTCCCAGAAGGCTCATATTTGCAACAATTGAGTATCGAAATCGCAACTCATGATGTTGATGCTAAACGCTGGATGCAAAAGTTTAAAGGTCTGGACAAGACACACAAAATAAACTATCGCCTTAACCGGCTTCCAAAAGACCAGAAAGAAACTTTACTGAGCGTATACCGCCGTGGTATCAGCGTGTACAAGCTTGCAGAGAAGGCTGGAATAAGCACTCAGGCATATCATGATCGTATCAATACAGCAATCCGGCATATGCTGGAAGTAGAATAGAGAATCAAATAATCTGAATAGAGAAAGTAGGCTAGGTGACTGGTCTGCTTTCTTGTACAAATTTTTCAGGAAATTTTCGCTGTTGCGTGGCAGGCCGGAACAGTTTTTACCTATTACGCCCCCTTTTCTTCACCGCATAGGGGGTACACACATATTTTCCAAAAACCCTTTATTTAAGGCGTTTTTCGTCATTTTGAAAATGCGAAAGTTCGTGAAAAGTTGTTGACTGGATAGCATAATGTAGGTGCAAGGCAGGAGATACCAAACCAATGACCACGAATCATACATCTGTCTTGCATCATCCAGAAGGTGGCAGAAAATCCTTAGTATAAAGCCGTTACAAAATCCCGGGACGTGCGGACATTGTACAAGGAGGTGATGCCATGACACAGCTTATCAAAGAGCTGCGGTTGTTGATCAATGCTATTGCTAGATTGATCCAGACAATAAAAAAAGAAGGCTAACCCACGACAGCCGCCTTCTGGGTCTATTTTATAACAATTTGCCAGTAATGGCAAGGGAGGAAAAGAAAATGGAAAAAATCTATTATGAAATCAATGAGGAAATGGCAAGACAAGCAAAGGCTATGCATTCAATGGATGATTATATTGCAAATAGTGAAACAGAAAGCTATAGAAAAGTTGTTGATGAAGTACATGAAATAGGACAAGCAGCAAAGGAAAGAACAATAGAGGATAAACATGAGTACATTGATTATTTGTGTGATAAATTTGCAAAAAAATACGCTGAGTATGTTAATAAGGGGCTTAGCATTAAGATGCAATGTCCCTCAGTGCTGGTATGCGGACCTGCGAATTTTCCTACCAGAAAAAAGGAGAAGCAGAACATTGCAAGAGATAATCACAGAAAATATTATGATGATAAGCTAGCACCAATTGTTGACAAGATCCAGAAGCTGGGAACTGGCACAGAGGTTATCCGTGCCGGCGATCCATTGGTAATCGAAAAATTGAATGACAAGTTGGAAAGTCTGTTGGAGGAGCAGGCGAGAATGAAACAGGAAAATGCCTATTACAGAAAAAATAAAACAATGGTCGGATGTGGAGGGATCAGCGATGAAGAAGCTGAAAAGATGGATCGTTATATTGCTGAATACAACGGATCAAGAGCGCCTCACATGAGTTTCTCGCTAACCAATATCAATAACAAAATCAAGGCGGCAAGACAGCGGATTCAGGAGCTTTCCAAAATCAAAGAAAAAGGTACTGAAGAAACCAAAACAGAATATTTTAAAGTAGTTGAGAATGCAGAAATCATGCGGTTGCAATTGATATTTGACGGCAAGCCAGACGATAAGATCAGAGCTATATTAAAATCAAACGGCTTTCGGTGGTCACCTAAAAATGGAGCATGGCAGAGGCAATTAACAAATAACGCTAGATGGAGCGTTAAACGAGTGATTAGCGCTATCAAGGATATGGAGGCAACATCATGAAAACAGTAAAATTACAAGGGATATACTCACCACAGAAAGCTAAACCAGCGGGTATGCTGGTTAAGGGTGATGTCGTGATGTGGAACTTTGGCTATAAAAGCGAAGTTGTAGACATCATTATGAGCAAAACCGGCAAAACGATAACCGCCTTGCTAAAAAGCGGTGATGGAATCACCAGAACAAGGCGATTAGGCGTCAATACATCAATCGCTATTGAGGAGATGGGCAAAAAATGAACAAATCTAGCATAATAGGCGTTTATAACGCCTCAGCACAAGAAATATCCATTGATTACAACGGTTTTAATTATCTGGTCGTATTTGGTGAGCATGTAAACGGCGGATATTTCGCAATCATAAATCATAGTGTCTGCGGGGATCTGGCAGGGTTAAAGGATGTTGGTTATAACGCCGAGAGTATTGGCAATGCTGTTAAAAATTATGATACCGGAAAGGTTCTGGCGCTTGCTATTGCAGCGTTTGCGGAGGTGTGACATGCCATTGCAAAATATCATATTTATCTATGTGTTTTACAGAGTATGCCGCCTATTGTGGGAGGCAGGGACGGAAGGAAAAGGAAATGAAAGATAAAGTGTTAATGGCTGCCGGAATCGTCATTGTAGCGGTTATCAGCTTTGTGACTGGATTATATGTGCAGCGTGAGCGTATTGCTCACAACGCTGTTGTGACCTACGAGGAGCGCAATGGCACTGCATGGGTTTATATGTCTATTGATGGCAATGTGTACGCATACGACCCCGTAACGGGGCGCAAGGAGGAATAAAAAATGGATAATAAAGTGATGACATGCAAGAGTTTAAAAAGTAATGGTGTAAAACTATTTGAGCGTGATAGGTATAACGACGGCCTGTATATCGGCAGTTATACATATTACTACTGCCAAGGTGATAGGATATTCTGCCACGAATATAACCGTAATGATCTCACTTACACAGGTGGGGAAAACTGCTGCTATCCTGTGGTTGTTGATGCAAGCAAAGAAGATAACTGGTTTGAAATAATAACATGTGATATTAGGGATTTATCTATATTTGATAAAATCAATGATATGATGGATTACGTATCCTACCATTACGATATGGCATGGGATAAATTAAAAATTGAGTTATTAGCAATTTTGGGATGGGATGTTAAAAATGATTAAAGTAATTTTTAAAATAATGGGATGGTGCATCTTGGCACCTGTAGCAATCGCCGTTGGCATGCTGCAATGGGTCTCAAAATCTTACAAATAGTCGGCCTGATCTGGTCGGCTTTCTTTTGGTTTTCCACCTGATTTTACTGAGTTTTCCGCTTGACTCATCAAGTTGACAAATCTTCAAAATTGTGTTATTCTTTGGCTAAGTTATAAAAGGCAGTGCTCTTGTGAGTGCTGCTTTTTTTGTTACTCTCTGGTTAAACAGCTCTTAGATAGCTTTAAAACAGTGATGTATAGAGTATATAGCTACTACCTAGGCTAATAGTTTTTTTAAAGATTTAAAAGCTTTAAAAGATCTTTAAAAGATTAAAAGATTTAAAAAAAGAAAAATAACACAAAAAGAAAAAAAAGTGAGGTGAGAACATGGAGAAGCACTACAAAGGATTTTACCAGTATTGCAAAGGCAGAGCGTTGAAGGATATTGCCAAGGATTTAAACACCACTGAGGGTACTGTTAAAAGCTGGATGACTCGGTACAACTGGGTTGATAAACGTAACTGCTGTAGGGCAGAGGATGGATCGGTGGATCTGGAAAAAGCCAGAGGATTCCTTAAGGGGAAAGGCAACGTAGAGCCAGTGCATAGATGGGAAGCTGTGGAAGAAGACCAAGGCAAGAAGAACCTTAACGACATGTTAGCAGAATCACCTCATGATGATGATTTCAAGCTGTTTGTACAACAGACATTAACTAATTCAGTGCGTAGTCTAGGAGTATCTAAAGCTACTACAGATTATGAATGTCAATTACGTATAGTAGAGTATTTTAAAACATGTATTCATGATGGTTATATACCAACAATGGAAGGTTTATGGCTATGTTTAGGTATTGGACAGACTTGTTTCTATGACTGGTGTAACGGAAAATCGGGAACAGTTCGTGCGGAGCTATTACAAAATGCAAAACTTTGTATTCACGAGTTCAACACACAGCTAGCGATTGCGGGTCGTATGGACAAGGTTTTATACATGTTTATTTCCAAAAACCGGCAAGACATGAAAGACCAAGTGGACACCGTAGTAACTCACAACAACGTGCTTGGCAGCACAGCAGACAAAAACGAGATAGCAAGCCGTATAGCTGAGCAAGCTGACAATCTGCCGGAAGATGGCTGATAAATGGCAGAAAAGAGCCAAATGTTAATACATCCTTAACACAAAACACGATAAATAAAGGCTTTATAACTGTTTTTGTTAGCTTATATGCCTTGGTTTGTTAGCTTATAAAGGCTACTTGTTAACATGCTGCATCCGGTTCTGTGGTAGCTTGCTTCATGGTTCAATTCAGTTGATCCAATGGCATGACCCCACCCCCTCCCTATAGGGCAGTTTGCATATACCCCCTTCTCAGTCCCACCACCAAATTTTTCGTAAAAAGGCGCATACTTTTCTCTCTATTTTAGCCCTTAAAATCTCCCATTTGAGACCTACTTGGTGTATACTTAAAACAGCAGGAAAAAGGTGGTAAATTGCATACACGATTATGCATACTGATAGGAGAGGATTTCTATGATATTTGAACAAAATGAATTATGTGAAATATATGTAAACCTTTTTAATTGGCTTGCTGGTCATTCTTCAGGGAATAGTCACGCTTATAAAAGTTACCATAACAGTATGGATAAAAAAATATGGAAGCCATTATTCTCTAAAATTGAAGAAATCCAGATTAAAGAGACAAAAACAAAAGAAGAAATTGATTTTTTAGAAAAAGTGATATATAGAGGTGATATGCATAGGTTACAAATCGCAAAAAAAATGAAGAACGGATATATTGACCGTAGAAAAAATTATTTTTCATGGTCTAAAACAATTAATGGTGTTACAGCAAAACCACTTTCATACTGTGGTAATTGTCTACATATATTAGCTAACACAAAAAATGAATATGCGTTTGATGTATTTGGATTCTTATATCATATTATTACTTATAGATATAAATTTATGCCATCTCAAGATTACGATATAAGAATTTTATGCCGGTACGAGGAGGAAGAAGAAATAGTATTCCCTGTTGCAAAAAATACTATAATTTCTGTAAGTATTGAAAATGTTAAAGATTTAAGCAAATATCCTAATAATAATTTGATTAAGGAGAATGAATGGTTTAGAAAGTAATAAATACTATTCAATCACAATTTATGTAGAAATAAAGCGGGAACACTGGCTCATCGGTGATGCGGTGGGTGACGAAGCGTTAAGTGTTGGTGTACAAGAGGCGGTAAGGTACACGTTAGGCCTTTGATTGCGGGAGCTGCATTAGTGCCAACATAGCGGCCGTAGCGCCGATGGTAGACTGAACGCCTATCAAGGAAGCGTACCACTCAGTCTTTTTTTATGGCTTATACTTGGTATCTGAAAATCTTTTGGAGGCCATGCTTTCGGCAACAATCTTCCATTGCGCCGGATAGTAACCAAGGCATGAGAGTAGCAGGAATGGAAGCTGCAAACTCTTTAATGGGGTATCGTTACGAATTTGGAATCGCATATATAACGATGCCTGCCTATCAGTGATGATGACTTGGCGGTTCAAGGAAATTAGCTTGATAGGATTATTTGTATCAGTGGCGGAATAGGTAGACGCATAGTATAACAACAGCTTGCGTGGTAAAGTACACGAAGAGTATGGCGAGATGCATTTCGACTGGTGCATTATGCAAGGTGCAAATCCCTGCCTGGTACAATTTATCTGATCCACGAACGTGGAAACAGGATCGAGAACGCATTGCGTTGTCTGAACAGCGGTAAGGAATCTTACGGGACTTACTGCGGCCGTGGCGGCAGGCTGAAGACCGTTGCTCTGGAGTGTATGCTGAACGCTATCCCCTCTACGGCAGGAGGAAAAGCCAATTATAAAGCACATAGAAGCCGCCCGATATATGGGAACCGGTTGTACATGTGCTTTTCTATTTGCTCAATTTGATAGATTTCATAACCTCGGCATAAGGGGAATCGCTTACTGAAACCGGATGCCAAAGACGATAGCAGACAGTCACCGGCTTAAAATCTGCACATACACGGAAAAAGGGAGAGAACCTCCCTTTATATACCTCTGGTGTAAAGGAAACATAACGGTCTCCAAAACCGTTGCTCTCAGTTCGATTCTGAGGAGGTATGCCAATATTTCCGATTAGCCAAATGGAAAGGCAATGGACTTTGAATCCATGAGTTCTGGTTCGACCCCAGAATCGGAAACCATTTAACACTTCTGAGCGGTTGTATTTGAGATTAAAGTAGCCAAGCATCAGATAGGCTTGCTTAAATACGTAGAACGATACCACGCTCATTCGTATACACGGTTTCACTCAAATAATAGAGTGATGTGGCAGTACATGGTTTTTCTCCTCCAACTTGCGTAAATATACCTCCCTTTCTGTTTTTATCCTTTATGTTTATGTACTGCAAAATACAAAAAAGCTGCACAGTACCTATCGCCTTGTCTGTGTTGCAAATCATTAACATTTTTTTATATCCCTTTTCATGCTATATTATTATAGAAAGGGTGGATGAAAATGATTAAAGAATTTCTAAATTGTTTAACGGCAAATCAACAGCCGAAGTATCACGTATCAGAAGAAAGGGATATTACATTAGATAGAAAAAAGATAATTTATTTAGTTAATCAAATTGAATATTTTACCAACTATAGAAAAGAACGTTTCTATATAGCGATTTTCCTTTTTGTTTTAGTAGCATTAGAAATTGCCATGGTTATTGTGAAATATGAGGTCATAATAAGGGTAATGGAAAGCATAATGGCTCCTCTGATAATATCAGGAATGATACTCTATATGGAAACTAAAGGTGATTCATACATTGCTCTAATGAATTATGAAAATGAATTATATGATATATGTGAATACATAAGGTTAAATGATAGCCTAAAAGAAAATGAATATTATATATTATTATATATCAATACGAATAAAGAGAAATATACAAGAAAAAATCCATTTGATGCAGATAAAGCGAGAGGTTTAAAATGAAAGTGAGATGATGGTGATGAAAGTCATGTATTATATGGAGGTTAAATGAAGACGATTGAATTAATTAACATCCTTCTTGAACAACGTGACTGCAAAAGATACCAAAATCTGGATGATTTATTTGAACTTCTACGAATATATGAGCCTGAAGACATGGTGCATGCACACCGGCTTAATAAGGTAGTTCGTGATGTGTCTGTAAAGCAATCAAAAAATGCATTTTTACCAATATCAGAGAGAGAACGTTTCATACAACTGTATAAGCGTTCTCTTTTATTTGATGCGCCGATAGATTTTGATGCGTATTTGCTTTATGTAGAATTTGATCGGGACCCAGATAAACGATTCTATTTGCCACGGCGAAAAATACTAAAGGATAAGCTTATTCGGCACCTTCAGGACTTAGCCGATGATGTGATAGACATATTAACGATTTCAATGCCACCAGGTACCGGTAAATCAACTGCCGGTATTTTCTTTTTATCATGGCTAATGGGAAGGAATCCAGAAAAATGTAATCTAGCATCTGGTCATGCTGACGGATTGACCAGAGGTTTTTATGATGGTGTTATGTCTATAATCACTGACCCCGAGTATCTTTGGCACGATGTGTTTCCCGATGTTCAATTGGTCAATAAAAGTGCAAAATATGAAACACTTGATTTGGATAAGGTTAAGCGATTTCCTTCGTTAACTTGTAGAGCTATAGATGGATCCTTGACTGGAGCAACACGATGTGAAGGAATACTTTATGTCGATGACCTTGTATCCGGTATAGAGGAAGCTTTGTCTATTGATCGTATGGACAGGCTGTGGATGAAATACTTTAATGATTTGAAGTCACGTAAGAAAATGAAGTGTAAAGAACTCCATATAGCAACACGATGGTCTGTACATGATCCTATCGGTCGGCTTGAAAGAGATAACGAAAATAATCCTCGAGCAAGATTTATTTGCATTCCAGCTCTGGATGAAAATGGTGAATCCAACTTCAATTATGATTTTGGCGTAGGCTTTGATACTGAGTATTTCAAAAACATTGAGAAAGATATGGATGAAGTATCATTCTTGGCGCTTTATATGAATCAGCCTATTGAGCGTGAAGGACTACTGTTTCCGGAAAAAGAACTCCGGTATTTCAATGGGATACTTCCGCAGATTAAACCAGATTGTATATATTCTGCATCTGACGTTGCGTGGGGCGGTGGAGATAGCTATTCACAACCATTTGGTTATCAGTTTGGTGAAGATGTATACATCCCTGATTGGATATTCGATAAAGGTGATAAGACAGTGACAAGACCAAGAGTAATTGGCAAAATGTCGCTACATAAACCACATCTATCAAAATTTGAAGCAAACAATGGTGGCCATGAGTATTCAGATAAAGTGGATGAAGAATTGAGGAAGATTGGCGTTCATATGAATATCACATCCGAAGTGTCTCCGAGCAATAAGTCAAAGTTATCAAGGATAATCAGATGGGCACCGGATATAAAACGCTTCATCTTTGTTGATAAAGCCAATAGAAGTAAGGAATACGACAAGGCAATGAAAGAATTGACAACGTTTCTTCAGACAGGGAAATCACCACATGATGATTCTCCGGATAGCCTCGCTATGCTGGCAGAATTGATATATGAAGGTGGAACAAGTTATGAAATCGGTGATAGGCCGTTTTAGAAAGGAAAATTGTATGAAAAAGAAAAGCAGAGAGATTAGAGCAGCGCCGCCTGCACCATGCAGTAAGAAAACAGAGTGCAAAGGTAGAGTATGCAGCAATCCGGCATGTGAAGACTGGCGCATCTATAGAAACAAGTATTTAATCAAAGGGTAAGCAGGCACTATATGTGCTTTTTTATTACCAGAAGGGAGGTGGATGGATGATAGAGATAGAATTGTTTGGCAGACAGGAAATATTCATACCACGGCAAGAAATAACGGAAGAAACACTTCCTAAAATATTGGCAAGGGCAATGGCTATCCATTCTACCAATGCAGCGCAGATACACTATCTTTGGAATTACTATAAGGGAAAGCAACCTATTCTTGAAAGAGTAAAGAGAGTACGACCCGAAATATGCAATAAGCTAGTAATCAATCATGCATATGAAATCATGAATTTCTACATGGGATATGTTTTTGGTGATCCTATCCAGTATGTGCAGCGAGGAATACACGGTGCAAAAGAAGGATACTCTGATGTAAACAATGTATCTATGCTTAATGAGCTTATGGCTGATGACGATAAAGCTTCAAAAGACCGGGAGTTAGGTGAATGGATGCTTGCATGCGGTGTCGGATACCGGATGACTATGCCGGCAGTTGATGACGATGCAGTATTTGAAACTGAGATATTAGACCCTAGAGTTACATTCGTTGTGAAGGATACTGGCTTTGGTAAGAAGCCTTGGCTTTGTGTGACCTTCAATAAAAAGATGAACAAAGGATTTGAGTATTATGAAATGTTCGGATATACCAAGGATGTGTTCTTCACCTGTGAGGAATTCAATTCTACTTATCGAAAATACAGAATAGAAAACCATGTTTTGAATCAATTGCCTATTGCTGAATATCCATTAGGTACTGTCAGGCTTGGCGCTTTTGAACCGGTGCACTCTATTTTGAATGCTATTAATAATGTGGAATCAAATAGAAGTGATGGTATTGAACAAAAAATTCAAAGTTTCTTAAAATTTTTAAATTGTGATATCGTCCCAGAAAAATTCGATGAATTCAGGGAAAAAGGCATGATAAAGATTAAGGTTCCGCAAGGCAGTAGAGGCGATGTTGAATATGTAGAGGTTGATTTAAACCAAACGGATTCACAAATATATGTAGATTCCTTATACCAAAAAATGCTGCAAATCGCAGGCGTGCCAGATAGAAATGCTTCCGCCGGTGGAAATACCGGACAAGCACTTATTATCGGTCAGGGATGGTCTAACGCCGAAGCTAGAGCGAAATCCATAGAACTTTCATTCAAGCGTAGTGAAAAATTGTTTTTGAAGATGGTGCTGAGAATTATTCAGGATACGTTGAATGTAGAGCCACAATTAAGGCAGCTGAAACTTTGGGATATTGATATCAAGTTCACACGAAATAAAACGGACAGCATACTAGTTAAGGCACAAGCGTTACTTAATCTGTTGGAAGCAGGAGTGCATCCACGTATTGCATTTACTATTTGTGGACTGTTTAACGACCCAGAGCAGGCGTATGTTGATTCACAGCCATACTTAAATGCCAAATGGCTAAGAGATTTGAAGACGAATGTACAAGAAGGCGATATCAAAAATGAAAATGATGTCTTGCCAAAATTACCGGTTACCGGATAATGACCTGAATAAGTCATTACGAAAATAAACTGTTCATTTTTTATTGCCTGATCCACAGGCATATGTGGATGAATCCTACAGCGTAGCAACGCTATATAAATGCTAAGGAGAATGATATTTATGGAATGGATTAAAAAGATTATCGAAAAGCACACAGGAGAAGACGGCAAACTGAATCTCGCTGATGCAATCAAGGAAATCAATAAAGAGGCACCTAAAAATGTAGTGCCAAAAGATGTATACAATACCGTTGCAGCGGAGAAAAAGACTGCTGAAGCTAAGGTGAAAGAATACGAAGGAACACAATTATCTGAGGCTGAAAAACAGCAGCAGGCCATTGACGAAGCTAATGCTGAAAAAGAAAAATATCAGAAGATGGCAAATAAACTGGAAGTTGAAAAAGTCCTGATTACTGCCGGCATGCAGGAAGATGATTATAAGGATTTTATCGACGGTATTGTTACAAGTGATAAAGATGCATCTGTATCTGTAGCAACAGCTATGGCAACGACCTTTAAAACAAGAATGGCGGCCGCTGAAGCGCAGGCAAAGAACGATCAGCTGAAAAATACACCACGTCCAGGTGGTGGAGATGGTAGCAGCGGAGAAACGAAACCAAAAGATGTTCAGTTGGCAGAACAACTGGCTGAAACTGCTAATACGCAGGGTGGATTCACAGCATATTTGAAAGGAGAATGAAATAATGAAGGTGACTTATAGAGAGTTTGGTAGTGGAATCAACGTAGTAAGTAATGAGCATTTTGTTGCTATTCCATATCATGTTGATTTTAGCAAAGTAACAGAAATAGCGTATGGTGAAGTAAAAGTAGTTAAGGCAGGAACACCAATGGCAAAGAATGGTATCAAGGCCACGGTAACTGAAGGAAAATCAAACGCTATCGGTATACTGATGCATGATGTGTATGATGATAACCCAAATACTTCATTGATAGTTCATGGTTTTGTCGATAAAACAAAGGCAGAGAAAAATACTGGTGAGACTTACGATGAAGCTACACTGGCGGCATTGCCGATGATTCAACTTTTATAGGAAAGGAGATTGAAAAAAAATGAGATTGATTGATGTATATAGCGCCAAAGCGTTAGCAGCTTATTTTACGCATGCGCATAGTAACGACAGACCATATCTTGGACTGACATTATTTCCGAGAAAGAAAAAGATGGGATTGGATTTAAAATGGATCAAGGGATATAAGGGGTTGCCTGTACCACTGAACCCAAGCGCATTTGATACGAAATCAAAAGGCAGAGGGAAATTGAAAATGCAGGATGTTAGCACACAGATGCCTTATTTTAAGGAGCATGTAATGGTTGATGAAGAAGATGAACAGGAAATCTTACGTGTTACTGAGGCTGGCGATCCGTATGCTCAGCAGGTACTTGACCACATCTATACTAAAGCAGATGATTTAATTATTAGCGCAGATGTCGTAGCTGAACGTATGATTTGGATGCTTCTGGCAGCAGAAAATGGTAAACCTGGTATTGATATCACAGCTGATGGTGCGAGCTATCAGTATGATTATGATGAATCTGGAGAGTACAAGGCAGAGCACTTTGTGGAATTGACAGGCACAGATATGTGGAGTGACCATGAAAATTGTGATCCTATTGCAGATGCTCAGATGGTAATTGATAAAGCATTGGCAAAAGGTGTTATTCTTAAGGCAATGGTCATTAGTCCTAAGACGATGAGTAATCTTGTTAAAAGTAAGAAAATTGCTTCATATATCCTTGCTCAGAACTCAACAGCAAACATTTATATGAACAAAGCCAGAGTCAAAGAAGTCTTTAAAAACGAACTCAATATTGAAATTATTGTTTATGAAAAGCTCTTTAAAGACTATGATGGCAAAGACAAGGCATATTACCCTGATACGATGGCCACATTCTTACCAGAAGGCGCATTAGGTAATCTGTGGTATGGAACATCCCCGATTGAGCGAAAGGCGTTGGGATCAAAAGATGCTAATGTATCTCAGGTTAATACTGGAGTAAACATTATGGTAACTCAGGAACATGATCCTGAAAATACAAAGACAGTGGTAGATGAAATCGTATTGCCGTCATTTGAATGTATGGATTCAGTATATTTGCTGAAGCATAGTGCGTAGGAGGTAAATGAATATGGGAAGACCAACTAATGCTGAAATCGCTGCAAAGAAAGCCGCAGAAGAAGAAAAACGTAAAGCTGATGCGTTAGCTCAGCAAATTACTGGCGCTGAAGAAAGCGAGAGTGATTCTGCTAACAATGCAAATCCTGATGTCGCTCAGGATGACGGTAAAGAGGTTCCGACTGACCTGCCAGAAGATAAACCGGAACAGGTTATCGCAGAACATGTAGAAGATATGCCAGAATCAACTATCACAGCGCCTACTTCTAAAGCAGATTATGTAACATACGATCACACGGTCAAAGTAAACGGAAAATTCTACGCAACTGGTGAAAGAGTACCAGTAGACTAGGATGATTCATGATGACCTATGATGAGCGAAAGCAATTACTCTTCCGCCGGATAAAAGATGGTCTTCCTGCTGAGCTACTTGTGAATCAAGGAGATGTCATGCCATTGAGCATCGACACTCCTTTTGTTCCTTTTAACGCTGAATTGAGTCAGTATCTTGATGATTTAATGCTCATGGCTAGAGAAATCATCTTTGAAAACCAGTATCCATTTGACGATCAAGAGAGACCGGCTGATGTCATGCCAAGATATCACATGCTGCAAATACGTATCGCTATAGAAATCTTCGTCAAAGAAGGGGCGGAAGGAGAAATCGTTCATTCTGAAAGTGGTGTATCCAGAACTTACACAAGCTCAGATATTTCACCGGCATTGTTGAATCAGATAACTCCGATGTGCAGCGTATGAGGATGTTGAGCAGAAACAAGCAGCGGTTATATATTGCATCACAAATCATGGATGATGAGCTTGTAGATTCACATGGAAATCGACCATTTGATAAACCGTTTTTATTTTGTGAAAATCTGGCCAGTGTAGATGGGAAATCTGAAAAAGAAGAATATGGTGATCGTGTGAGAAATATGTATAAATCGGTTGTCATGCGTAAGAAGTGGGCTGGCAGCATCAAAGAAAACGATGTAGCTTATCTGGATGGAATTACACCTGATGGAGAAGCTCAGAACGGTGCATATGCAAATTATCGTGTTGAATCTGTAAGAAATACATCATTGAACATGATGACGATTTATTTTGAGAAGCTGCCATAAAGAGAGGGGTGATGCAATGAAATTGGTAAATGTTAAGGATCCGAACATTGAAATTGATGTTTGTGATTATATGGTGCCGGACTATCTTGGCACCCATGAATGGAAGTTGCCTGATAAAAAGGTGAATAAGAAACAGTCAAGCAAGCAATTTGATATTCAGAAGGATAAGAAAGAAGATAAATAATGTCTGTAATCAAAAGACACTTTCAAGTCAATTTGAAAGGTATGAAGCTCATGCAGAAGAAAATTGATAATCTGCAAAATGCTATGCCGCAACTTGGTCAGAGATTCATAGAAATGTCACTTGATTATCTTTATGAGAGAGCCGCTTTTTACATTGAATCTTCTACTGGTAACGGTGGATATGAGCCAACTGGTGAGTTATTAGCCGGTTTGAAAAAGGATTATGAGTTAGGAAAAGTATTTAATGACTGCGTTCATGCGGCATGGGTTGAATATGGTACTGGAATGATTGGCACTGGTACACATCCAAATCCTCCGACCGGTTATCAGTATGATGTCAATGCACATGGTGAACAAGGATGGACATATCTAGGTGATGACGGTAAGTTTTATCATACTCAGGGATTAACCGCACACCGGTTTATGTATAACGCTATAACTGATTATCGAATGAACTACAAAAAGATTTTCAGCCAAGCATTTAATGAAGTAGTGGGAGGTGCTATCTAATGAATCAGAAATACTTTGATATCGTCTTCCAAGGATTGAATGATCATATCATCATGCACAGCGAAATTAAAGCAAAGGTATTAGACAGGCCGAACACGGAAATATATCCGAAAATCGTTGTAACTGAAATAACGAATACATCTAAATTAAATCTTGGTAGGATGGAGTCATATTCGTTTTTGGGGTATGAAATAGGTATTTATGCAAAAAACACAACTATCAATGGAAAGGCTATGGATGCTATGGATATCGCTCGCTATCTGCAAGGTGTAGTGGCTGATTATATGGATTATGAATTGCATATGAAGCGAGCTATGTCAGACTATAAAGATAACGTTGATAATTCGCTATACTGCATCATTATGCGATATAACGCAAATGGAAGCGACTATCGAAGTCGCTTCTTTTAAGGAAAGGAGTTCATTATTATGAATGGTTTGGATTTTGGAATTCAAAAAATGACAGAACGCTTTTTTTCAGGAATGGGTTCATGTCTTTGTTACAAAAATGAAAGTGGTAAATTTTCTGTTCTAGTATTAACAGAAACGGTACCGGCTTTTGCTTCAACACCTGAAGCTATTGAAGCAAAATATACTACTTCTGATACAACGACAAAAATCGAGGGTATGAAAACATTGGAGGACAAGGAATTTGAATTTTTTGTTCACCGTGATTCAATCAATCGTTTAGAGAAACTTAAAGGGAAAGAATTAGAATTACTGCGTGTTAACGCTGATCTAACTGGTGAACGTGTCAATGGTACATTGTCTTATACTATGTCTGATAGTCAGAATGGCGAAGCTCAAAAAGGTAATATCAAGATTACTCCTACGGACTATATTGGTTATGTTGAGAATGTATTACCTCTGGTACAGGCTACTGTCACCTTTAAAACACCGATTGATTGGAAATGTGAGTTGGATAAAACGGATGGTACGTATACAAAGGATATCGAATTGAATTTTGCCGAAGGAACATTCACAGCTACAGTAAAAGATTCAACTATTGCTACAGCTGCTGTTTCAGATAATAAATTGACAATCACAGGTAAGGCAGAAGGCTCTACGATTGTTACCCTGAAAGCTTCTTGTGAAGGTTATGCATCATGGGAAACTACAATCTTAGTTATCGTTCCAAAGGCAGTCGTAGCACCTGGATCGTAAGAATCGAAACAATAGCGCTCGGTCAATGCCGGGCGCTTGTAATTGTAACAAG